GATTGAAGCGGATCCACGCTCCCGCTTCTTCCTTGTAGTCGCCGAATACGGCTCCGATGTCGCCGTCGCACATATTGAGCAGCTCTATAAGCTCGCCTGCGGTGCGGTCATAGCAGCCGCGTGTCGGTGAATATTTACGCACACCGTCATCTGTATGCTCGTACACTTCCGTGACATAGCCTACATTCTCACTTGCTTCAAACAGCGTCTCTAAGTATGTTTTGATTTCCCTGACGGGATCCCACTCGGCAGGCTCTCGGAGCGGTTCTCCCTCGCTTTTTGAAACTATTTCCGTTTCAAAATTGATCTCATCGTCCCAGTCGAGCGCACGTGAAGCGGCGAGCTTCATTCCGCGCTCTTTTGCCATCTGAATGATCGTACCGCCCGTTACGGGTGCTGCGCTGCCGCTAAAGGTTTCCCATTTCTTTTCGCATTCACCGTCATGATAGCGGCTGTCCGCCCTCGACCATTTATCCCATTCTTCGGGGGAATATCCTTCATGTTTCAGTGCCATTCCGACGTTTAGCCATTCCTGGTATGACAGCTCCGACGGGTGTATAAATCTAAGCGCTCTCAACAAATCCATCAAATACCTCCTGTGGACTATATGTTTTAGCATCTATCCCGCGCGGCACCTTCCAGCCGTTAGCGGAAATCCTCGATATCATTTTCGACGCGTCGTCAAATGTCCATTGACCGACGTGATTGAAACCGTAGCGCTCCAGAAAGCGTATCTGCTTTGGTGTCGTCAAGCCCTCGTCACGCCGCTTTGACAGTCGGTCGAGAATGAGCTTTGCTTTGCCTGAGCATTCGATCTCGTCGGGAAGTATGCCGAGCTTTTCGAGCGTTTGCTTCTGCTTATCCGTCGGCGGCGCGCTCTCCCACCCGAAAGCAGGAACGTATCCCGACAGATCGGCTGCCTGTATGCTCATTTCATATTGCAGCGGGTCAACAAGCCTGCGCTTGCGCGTTTTCATCTTTTCGAGCGTTTCCGCAAGGGCGGCTTCACGCTGCGCGACAACGTCCTCGTTCGCCTTGTTTTCGGCTTCCTCGATATCAACGGGAACGCCGCATTGTTCGGAAAGATTTTCCGTCATTTTCCGAGCAACTTCTTCATTCTCACATATCAGATGCGCAGGTCGGCAAAGCTCGTGTCGCTCTGTATTCCAGAGAAAATCGAGCAGCAGCAATTCCGATTTACCTTCGCAAAGCCGCGTTCCTCTGCCGACCATCTGACAATACAGCGATCTGACCTTCGTCGGTCTGAGCACGACTACGCAGTCAACGCTTGGGCAGTCCCAGCCTTCCGTGAGCAGCATTGAATTACACAGCACATTGTATTTTCCGCTGTCAAAATCCGTGAGAATTTCCGCGCGGTCTGTAGAATTGCCGTTGACCTCGGCGGCTCTGAACCCGCGTTCGTTTAAGATATCGCGGAATTTCTGCGACGTTTTCACGAGCGGCAGGAACACGACAGTTTTGCGGTCTTTACAATAATTCATCATCTCGTCGGCGATCTGATACAAATAGGGGTCGAGCGCCGTGTCGATATCGCTTGCTTTGAAATCGCCCGCCTGAGTTGAAACGCCCGTCAGATCGAGCTTTAGCGGTATCGTTACAGCCTTTATCGGCGAGAGATAGCCCTCCTTAATCGCCCTCGGGAGAGTGTACTCGTAGGCGAGCGACTCGAAGACCTGCCCGAGATTTTTCATATCTCCCCTGTCGGGCGTCGCCGTTACGCCGAGAACGTCCGCTTTGTAAAAGTAGTTCAGTATTTTCTGATAGCTTTCCGAGATCGCGTGATGTGCTTCATCGATGATTATGGTGTCAAAGTAATCGTCGGGAAAGCCTGCAAGCCGTTTTTCACGCATAAGCGTCTGAACGCTGCCGACGGTCACTCTGAACCATGAACCGAGGCAGCTTTGCTCCGCTTTTTCTACCGCAGCTCCCAACCCCGTGACCTTTTCGAGCTTATCGGCAGCCTGATCGAGCAGCTCGCCTCGGTGAGCGAGAATAAGTACACGCTTCCCTGTTTTAACACATTCTTCCGTGATCTTGGCGAAAACAACTGTCTTACCGCAGCCCGTCGGTAAGACAAGCAATGTCTTTTGGAAACCGTCCTCCCACTGAGAGAGAACGGCTTCCAGAGCTTCCTTCTGATATGGACGAAGTTCCAATATCAAAAGCCTCCCGGAGTCCAGCCGCCGAAACCTCCCGACATATTCGCGGGCTGTGAATATGTCGCTGTCTGCTGCTGCTGTGAAACTGTCGTTACCGTTTCGTCGTAAGCGTAAAGCTTCTTGATCTCGTTGCTCCTGCCGTCCGAGCCGTCGTTCTTTTTATACGATTTTACTATTACGCGGCATTTCCCGCGCTTTAAAGGCAGCGCCGTCCAGTTCATACGAAGCGGCTCGCCGTGCTTTTTCAGTCCGACCGAGAGGAAGAGCTGAGAGAGTTTCCATTCCATACGGCTGTGAAGTATGAAATTCTCCGTGCGCTCTCTTGTCGATCCGTCGGCGGCAAAGAGCTTAAATGTGACCTTTGCCATGTTGCATGACGGCAAGCCGCCGTTTGCTGTGTTATCCTTTGAACGGGCGCGTTCGACCTTTACGATCTCAAAATCGTAATCTCCTTCGGGAAGCGGCTCAAAGTCACCGCCTTCATTGTTGATCTCGTCGTCCCATCCGTACTCTCTGTCAATTTCACTCATTGTTTGATTCTCCTTTTTTATTCAAATGGCAGATCTCTGTTATCACAGATCAGCTTATATACCGAATCCCACGCTGCGACTAAGCAGCCGTTTATAAAATTCGGATCATAGTTGGTGATTGGTGTTTCGTAAGGGTAGTAATGCTTGTTTGCGACTGCAAGCCTGATCTCTTCCTCGGAGACGGAATTGGCTCTCATCAGGTCGGCAAGCGGCTTCGCAGTCCCCTGCGGAATCACGATACTTTCGGGAGCAGAGCCGATATCAAGCGGATTTTCGACTGTCTGCTTTGAACTCGTACTCTCCGTCTGAACAGGTTCGGCAGGTGCTTTTGGCTTCATTTGCTGCACCGGTGTCTGAGTCGTCGGCTGTGCGAAAATGTGTGCGATCACGGCGTACTCAAACGGCAGCCCGTCTTCTAAACCGTGACGGTTCTTTGCGTCCCAGCAAGGGTGATGCTGAGTATACATCACTCTTCCGCCGCCCTGCGCCTTGAACTTGTTCCCGTCCTTATCGGCTGCGACTGCGACCGTCTTGTAGTTTGCAAAAAGCACCATATCCGCCCACTCCTTGACAAGCGGAGAGATCTGCGAGCCTGTCTTCTTGCCGAGCTTTAGCTCCCAGCGGTCATACTCTCCGAATTCGTCGGGCTGCGAAAATTTACGAAGCTGCGCGTGAGCCGTAAGAACGACGTTTATCCCGATGTCGGTCAGATCGGATAAGCGATTGAGCAGCCGCCCGAACTCTTCTTTCTCATAGACGTAGCCGTTGCCGTAGCCGAAGTCTTCTATGCCCTTTTTGTCATGAGCTGCGCATACTTCGCTTATGCAGAGCTGCTCCGCCCAGTCGATCGTGTCGATAATGAGCGTCCTGCACGGTCTGTTCTGCCCGATATACTCGATCTGCGCTTTCAGCATACTCCACGATGTAGGCTTGTCCATTCGCGCAACATCAAGGTTGTTCGTGCTGCCTTCGGTGTCGATGAAGATCGGGTCGGGGAACGAAGCCGCAAAAGTCGATTTGCCGATACCCTCAGGGCCGTAGATCACGACCTTCTGCGCCTTGCTGATCTTTCCTCTTGTGATATTCATAAAAAATCCTCCTTCACTTATAGAACAAAAACGCACTTTACTTGTATAAAAATATACAAGCTCATATTAAAAGTTTACAGTTTATTTACATTATCATTTCAGAAAAGCCCTGCCGTCCACGGTGTCGGAGCATTAACTTCTTCGATATCGGGCTTTACATAGCCGTCCTCAATAATGATCGCGCATTCGCCGCCTGTCGAAACTCTTGTAGCTATTGCCTGCAAGCCTTCACTCTTGAGCCATTCGCCGAACTCAGAAAGCGTTTCAACGTCCATCTGCTCCAGCTTGTCAAGCAGTACAAATCCGCAGTTCGGATTAAGTTTTCTGACGATGGCGGTCGATATGCGAAGCTGCTCGCTGCCGCTCATGTTGTCCCAGCGCTGCCCCTTATACGTCAGTTCGCCGTTTTCGACCGACAGCCCGTCAAGCGGCATATCTGCATTGTCAAGCAGCTTGCGCCTTTGAAGTCTGACATCTTCAATCTCGGCAGTCAGATCACCGTACTGCTTTGAAAAGCCTTCGGCTTCGATCTCGGCTTTCTCCCGATCAAGGTTCGCTCTGATCTTTCTGTTGATTTCTTCGATACCTGCGATTGATTCTTCAAGCTCTTTCGTCGATTCGTCGTGCAGATCGGCAGCAGAGCGTGAAGCTGTTTCAAGATCAGAGCTCAGCCGCCGCAGCTTCTCTTCCTCCTCCGCAAGCTTTGCTCTGAGCCCGTCAACGTGTCCTTTCTGATAGTTTACCTGCATTTCGAGCTGCGCCGCCATATCGCGCAGGCGCTTATTCTCACCGTTTTTTGCAAGGATATCCTGCTGCTTCTTGATAAGGCCTGCGGCGGATACAGGCTCGTCGGGCAGTCCGTCATAGAGCGGCAGTTCTGCGGCAAACTTCTTTTTCTGATCTGCAATCACGCCAATTGCATGGCGCTGATTATACAGGCGTTCCTCTTCGCAGTCGAGCTTGTACAGCTCGTCGCCGACACCGATTATTTTCAGCAGCGTGTTAGCCTTGTCCTTGCTTGAAGCGTTCATAAAGCGCGGCAAATCGAGCGCGAGCACCTCGACAAACGAATTGAGAAGCTGCTGACCGCTCTTTCTGCCCTCGGGGTCTATAACTTTAAGCGTGCTGTTCTTACCCGTGCGCTCGACTACAAGCCCGTTTGAGAGCGTGATCTTGAGGTGCGGCGGCGTGACCGAGCCCTCACGCTGAGCTTCCGAGGGTCTGAACTTCTCCCCGCCGAGCGCCCACGCTATGCTGTCGAGGACGCTCGTCTTGCCCTGATTGTTGCGTCCTCCGATGACGGTCAATCCCGTGCTTGTCGGCGTAAGCGTGACCGCCTTTATGCGCTTGACATTCTCGATCTCAAGCGATTTGATTGTTACTGTCATATTGACATTCCTCCTAAAATCTGTTAAGATAAAAATGTAAGTTTTCTTATGCCGCTCTTTGGAATTGCCGTTCCGAGAGCGGATTTTTTATATATCAATCTCCTTGTCAAACAATGACATTTGGTTTTTGTCCTCTTTCTCCTCGGCTCTTTTTTTCGCCTTAAATTCGTTATAGCCTTGTCTGTAACGGTAACTATCGCCGAAAATGTTCCATGCCGCCTTGACAACGTTCGGTTCATACGGTCTGATCTTCTCCAGATCGTCAACCGCTCTCGCCGAGATAGGGCAGCCGCAGCAGCCCGTACGTTTCAATCCGTAGACCTCGTAAGCGTCGGAGTAGCGAATGTTATAGTGCTCCTTGTACCACTCTTTATCTTTGTCGGAAACGTAATATAACGGTCTGAAACGGAATTTACCGTCCGCTGTCTCCGCAAAACACATTGTGTTATTTGCGTTCCAACTCTCCGATCGTGGCACGGAACGCATTCCCCC